CGGCACTTGTTGGCACTGGTGCGCTCCGGGGAAATCAAGGGGGCTTGCACGTCTATACCTGAACCCGAAATTTGTTAGACTCACGCGAGCCCCTCCCTCACCCTCAGCGCGCCCAATTGCCCCCATAGGGGGTGCCTAGCGTCAATTTAGGGGGGGGGGCACTGAGTGGGGCATGGTAGGGCCTACTAGTGCGCACCAGAGGGCCTCAGCGGGCCTGTGCTGCGTTCTAGGGCTATTGCTAGTGCTACCCTATGGCTATCCCTGTGTGTGCACTAGGGCGCTTCCTGTGCGCTCTCTGTGGGCCATAGGGGTGCGCTCTGCCTTGCTTATTTTGTGCCTGTCCAGTGGGGCCATAGTACGTGCCTAGTGGGCCTGCCTAGTGCGCTGTAGTGCTATCCCTAGTGCTATCCCTAGTATGCACTAGGCTATCCACTGGCTATCCTTAGTGCTTTACATTGTGCGGATTCTGTGCTACGCTGCGCGCTCCCCACTAGGGCGCACTTCCACACTCCGGCACTATCCCAGCGCTATCCCAATGCTATCCCTTTGCTCTTACTTTCATTCGAAAGCTATTATGAAATGAAGTAACCGGAGTAGGAGGGGTTTAGGGCACTATATACACACTACTTAATACTAGTCCTTACTAGTCCCTACTAGGCACTCACTAGTATGGCCCTGTGCCTACGTAGTAGGCTGCCATAACTACATAGTCACCGCATCACTACGTTCCTTCACTTACGTTACGTCACTACGTTCTGCTTTATGTAGTATTAGATAGTATTGGCTAGTATTGGTTACAGCCAGTGTCAGCACAGTGCTATCCCTAATGTGGTTCTAAGTATTTGCCCCGCTTACCATTTTTGCTCTTAGTGATAAAAAGTTGAAAATATTACTTGCTTCTTTTGGTTCGATAGGGCTATAGTTCAATCACCGGGAGGCACTAGCGACTAGCTAGGCTAACCGGGGCCGAGCCGGGAGGCTCCGCTGGATTAAAGCTAGATAGTGTGAAGGGCTAGACACTCGATAAAAAGAGTTGACGCCGCGAAGAACATAAGCTAGATTGAATCCCGAAGTAAGAAGTAAGGCAGTAAGAAATAAACGCTTGACAAGTTCGGATTCACTGAGTAACTTAGATAGCGAACAACGTAGTAAGCTGGTTTGCGGGGAGGCCCAGTACCTTGACTGGTACGATGACGACCAATCCTAGACAATCAGTAGCGGTAAAGATGTAACGTCAAGAGCTGAGACGACAAACGGCTGGGGCGCTGAGGCGCTGCCCCTTAAAAGAATAGCGCCGAGACCTGAACCACAGGTTCCACGGTAGTGCAGTGGGTAACAAGGTTAAGAGTTAGCGTCCTGCTAGATACTGCTAGGGCGTTAATCATTAACTTTGAGGTGCAATATGAAATACAGAGATAAGTTGAAACAACAATTCGAGGGGCTTGAGAAGTTATCAGGCCCCGAGTTGAGAAAGCGCCGGGACGCATTGAACCGCGCTGGGTATATGCGGACTAAGCAATCCGCCACGTTCAGTACGAATGTACGCGGCAAGACTAAGACCAAGGGCAGCAGCAAGGCTCCGCAAGGTTGGTACACTGCCGGACAGTTCGGACGTTAATTACAGCCTACAGCATCCTGCGGGGTGCTGTGTGAAGTAATTACCTAAACAACCAATCAATGAGGCGCATCATGACTAATTCAACTGGTAAAGTATTCAAGTTAACTGCCGCTGGCAGCATTCGTAAAGCTCTGGGCGATGTAGTGGAAGCAAAACGCAACATCACTATCAGCGCGCTGTTTCACGGCCTGATTAGCAGCAACGTTTCCTGGGCTACCGAGATGCAGCGCAGTGATGCCGCTGACTTCGATATGGTGCTGCGTACTCTGCTGCCTATCAAGTTCAACAAAGAGTCCGGCAAGTACGAATTCAACGCGAAGAAGTGCTATGCGTCTGCTGAGAAGCTGGGCATCGAACTGGACAGTATGCGTCTGGACTATAAACAAGCTGACAAGCAGGGCCGCGAAGTGATTGTTGCCAGCTTTTATAGCTCCTGTATGGCCCTGTACGCCGCCGAAGCGGAGCAGGTGAAGAATGACGCACTGGATGCCGATGCAGTGCGCTTGCAAGCGCTGGGGCGCGTTAAAAACGCCATCAAGAAGGCTAAAGAGACTGGCGTGAGCGATGCCGACCTTGTGTCTATGCTGGTATCGCAGGGCGTGGATGTACGCGCTGTACTGGATGCAACATTAAAGGCAGCGGCATGATTTATAAAGTCCCGGTTATCAAGTGGTGGGCCTTGTGCCCTGCGGCCAACGATTCCGACGCCTTCGATATCCCTGTGCGGGCAATCGCTCAAAAATGGGTGTACGAGGGATTGGGTGAGTACGTATAGTAGCAAGCCTATAGCGTCCTACGGGGCGCTATGTGAATGCAACTAGCGTATGAGGTTTCATATGAAAGCGATATTGGTTTATCCGGGCCATGAACTCTGGCCCGTGTGGTGCAATCGGGTATACGCAGAATACAACTACACTGTGGTTATATTCTCTGACAAAGACACTAATCAGGAATCCCCTTTAGACTTTGTGGATACCTACACCGAAATGGCTGCCCGCACTGTGCTGGACGCCGTGAATCTTGGCATTATCAACGACTGGAGACAACTTTATGGTTAACGTGTTCAACATCATTGTGACCAGCGCTATGCTGGTGCTGGGCAACGACGTAAACAACCCGGTGCCCTATTGCACAGTGCAGTTGCAGCAACCGGCAACGCAAGAACCGCAGCCGCGCCCTGAGTATGACCTCTTTGAAGACCCGGACGGCGGCTGCAAAGAGCTGGGCGCGCGTATCCTTGCGGCAGTGCAGGAGCAGTACCCGGACGCCTCTGTGACGCTCACTGTTGACGGTAAGAGTAACAACGATATTTGAGGTGGGGTATGCACGGAAAGAATCCTGAGACGCTGCTGATGCGTAGGCAGCAACCAACAATCGAAGGGCTGGCGCGAGAGTACAGCGCTAAGGCAGCACTGCGCCAGCACTATGAGAAACAAGCGCAGCGCCTGGGTATGACCCTGCGCGGGTACTGCTTGCGCTTTAATGTACGGGGTGTAGTATGAAGTATGACGTGTACCAAGAGACCTATAGCGGTCTGTATTATCTCGTCCCTTTAGAAGGGGCAATTAATGAGCGCCGCATACTTTTAACTGCTGTGGGATTAATGCGGAGCAGTTACCGAGCAGGGGACGTTATCACCTCTCCGGCTTTTGTATTGGTGGCACGAAACTGCGTGCCTAAGAGAAGCCTATGCTCACTGTAGACGAAACCGCAGCGTTTATCTGGCGCTTGCTGGAAACGCAGGGCAAGTGCGGGTGCCCTTGGGAAACATTCAAAGAGGTTCCTAATGAACTCAAGCAAATCGTGCCGGTCGAGCGTAGAATCCTCCGAGTTCGTAAGCAGGACTCTGCGGTGGTGCTCACCACGTACCGCGAGTATACAGAATCTGCCGCGCGGCAGTTGCAAGAGCACATTCAGTTCGATGTGGTTGCAGCACTACTACGGTTCGGCTATCGAAGAGCATATACAAGATTTAGGGCGGCTGTGCGCTCGTATTATAAGCAAAGACAGCTCGCTGCGTGGTACGCACGCTGACTTAGCAGTTAACGACGAACTTATTGAATCTATTCAGGAGCAAATTAAAATGCAAACTAATCCGGCTAGCATCCCGTGGAAAATCGTATTACCAGAAGGTGCAAACGCACTGCCAATGAAATGTTCGATGTATTCCAGCGGTGATTACTGGACCCCATTCCAGGACTTGCAAATGCTGGGCGCTGACCATCCCCACACTGAGGGTCCGCTGCAGGCGCTTATGGGTCTCCGCACTGTCAGCGCTTACACCCCGGGCTTAGAGGTGACTATAGGCGGGATACTGCACCCTGAGTATCGCGAAGTAATGATGACTCGCGGTCCGTTGCAAAAGGTAGACCTGTACCGGTCTGGAACTTTCTACGAGCTCTTTTCCCTGGCGCGAATCACCATAGACAGCAAGTTCTGGGAGCGCCGCCGCGACTTCTATGATGGCGATGATGTTGTGGTTGAGCGCGTAGTTGCTAGTGTAGAAGAGTTCACCGGTTACAAGGTGCACAAGCAGGCAGTGCAGTTATTCGAGCGCATTATGCTTGCGCCAGAAGAGCAGCAGCGCCGCTTATACACTGGATACGATTACGGACGACACCTCCGCGATGGCAACGCCGCTGCGCTGCTCATGAAGTTGCACGGTTTCGTAGTGTCTAGATTCGCTGTGCCGTTGGGCTTTGGTTTCCGCAACGGCGAGCCTATCGTGATGCTGGGGCAGCCGCGGATGCACAAGGACTTCGCCGCAGTTACTGAGTACCGTTGTGTAGAGATGCGCGTCGGTAAGTGGCTCGCTAACTACTATGGCAACGGCGTAGACTTCCGCGATGCTATCGAAGACCTCAAGGCTATGAACGTAGACCCTACAACGTACCTGTGCAAGACCGAGCAGGAGTGGTACGACGCCTATGAGAACGGCCCGAGTAGCTGCATGAGCGGGTACTCATTTGAGCATAGCCCTGTGCGGACGTACGCTACCACCAGCCACGGGCTGCCTGATAATGGGTTGCGCCTATTCATCCAGTATACCGGGGAGCTGTTCGGGGACGACTTCGAAGTGCAGGCACGAGCAATCGTAAAACCTGAAACCAAAGAGTACGTCCGTGCTTATGGCAACGCTGCGGATGCAATCCTGCGGGGGCATGGGTACACCAGAAACACTGAATGTCTCGAAGGGGTAATGCTGGCGCGCATACCGCATCCAACCTACATCGGCGCAGTGCTGATGCCATATCTCGATAGCAGCCAGTGTGGCGTAGACGAAGAAGGCAGTGACGCCTTTTTGATTCGTGACGACTACGAATACGAGGCGCAAGAATCAGAAGGGTACATCTACGTAGGTACAAGGTCTGCCCGGTGCTGCTGCTGCGAGGAGCGCTACCCCGTCGATGGTATGCACGAAACCGCAGGCGATGAAATGGTCTGCGACGGCTGCGTCGAAGAGGAGGAGTTTGTGTACGTAGTTGGGCGTGAGGGTCTGTATAATCGCTGGAGCTGCACTTGGTCTGATTACCACGACGCCTATGTATATGACGAGGACATTGAGCACTGTTCGGTAGAAGGGGTAGTGCACGACCAAGAAGAACTGGTGTATGCACAGGACCGACAGGTGCTTATTGAGCACGCAGAAGAACACCCAGTGCACGGGTTAATTCTCACTGAGCATGCAGCTGATTGCTTGGGAGAGAAGTACCTGGGCAACGACGATGAAGAAGAAGTAGAGGAGGCAGCTTAATGTTCTTGAATCCGCACGGGATTGATATGCAGCTGCTCTTGCAGATACTGCAAACGCACCGGCCTAGCTGGGCAAGTACCAAGTGGTTCGAGCCGCTGCTTATGCAAGCGCTGGGTAGTGGTATGCACTACGTAAAGGACGAGCACGGGAACTACTTCGTGCTGGTGGGTGACTCAGAGCAAAGCGACGTAGCGTTTACTTCTCACCTCGACACGGTGGCCCGCCCGACCAGTGCTGCGCCGGACGTCGGCTGCACTAACAAGGGCGTACTGTTCGTAAAGAATCCGCAACAAGCTGACTGCTTGGGGGCGGACTGCGGTGCTGGTATCTACCTGATGCTGGAGATGCTGCGACAGGGCGTGCACGGACGCTACTGCTTCTTCGTGGATGAAGAGGTGGGCTGCGAGGGCAGCGCTGCATCGGTCAAGGATGACACTGGGTTTTGGACTGGGGTCAAGGCGATGATTAGCTTCGACCGCCGCGGCGACGGTATCATTACGCATCAAAGGTATATGCGCTGCTGCTCTGACACCTTTGCCAGGACCCTAGCAGAGCGCCTGGGACGCACGGAGCAGCACTTACAGAAGGGGGTGTACACTGACTCAGCTGAGTTCGTTGGCATCATTCCTGAGTGCACCAACGTCGGTGTAGGTTACATGCATGAGCACACCCCGGATGAGGTACTGGATCTGAACATCCTGGGGCAAGTGCTTGAGCGGGTACTACAAGATGGCACGTTCTCGCACCTTCCGATTGAGCGGGATCCGAAGGTGGTGGAGCCGGACCAATGGCTCTCTGCATCTACGCTTAGTTTACGGCAGCCGTGGGACATGCCGCCGGACGAGGACCCGCAATTGCTGGCTGCGTTCCGCGTAGTATCCCATCTTTCTAAACAACAACTGGTTAGCTGGGTACAGGAGAATCCAGAGAAGGCGGCGGAGTACATAATGGTGTTCTCCGACTACGGCTTTAAAGAAGAACTGATTGAACTAGGTACCCGAGTCGTAGAGGACTGGGGCGGATACGATAATATTGTGGAGGGTTGATTATGTCCAAGTTTAAAGTTGGTGATAAGGTTGTTCGCAAACCGCGCAAAGATAATTCGTCGTTTAAGACGTACCAGGGGGATTTTGCTTACTACGTAATTACGGATATAACTACAAGCGGCCACTGGCTGCAGTTGGATAACTTTACCGATGGGGGGGAAAGGATGCCTACCCGTGGTACGCAGACAACTTTGAGCTGTATCAAGAGAAGGGTGACGAGCTGCCACCGGTCCCGGACAAGGTGGCCTACATGAACTCTAAGCGCGACCCGGGAAATGACCAGCGCCTAGTTCTTGAGAAGGATAACGGGGATGGAGAAGGTTTAATGTACATCGGGGTAGTTCCTAAGAAGGGAAGCACTCGGGCAAAGGTTGAGATTGGGATTAACATCGACCCCGATTCAGCCCTGCAGTTGGCACACGACCTGCGCCGCATGGCTATGGATATCAAACGTAAGGAGAAAGCACAATGAAAGTAATAGAAGTAGAGAATAGCCCGGAGAACTTTTTGTTTACCGACCGCACCTATACGGTCCTACTGAGTAGTGGTGGTCGGCTAACTTTGCGCGACGATAAAACTGGCATGACTACAGTGGTCAAAGAAGAGCGCGTTGTACCAGTTAAATCGGAGTAATGCATGGACCAGCCCTGGCTTAGAGCGTGCAAGCGCCTGGCCGTGGGGCAGAGGGCGCGCTTTCGGTGCTGCGGCAGGGACGCCGCCGGGGTGCTCTACAATAACCCGGATGCCTGGGAATATTATTGCCACCGCTGTAAACAGGTGGGCAAGGAGCACAAGCAGTACCAGCGCATACAGTTACAGGAAGAGCCGAGGGTGCAGCCCTCTGCACCTGCAGATGCAATTTGCATTAGCCAAGCGCCTGCGGAAACGCAGAGTTTTATTTACGGATTCCTGACCACAAAGGGAATCATGCCTGAAATGGTGGAGGATGCAGAATGGAGCAAAGAGAAACAGCGGATAATCTTCCGTGTCGGAAGCGCTGCTCTGGGCCGTGCAGTGCATGCTCGGCAGCAACCGAAGTGGGTAATGTACGGCCAGCCAATAGCTTTCGCTGTCGCGGCACCTGCCGTAGCACCGGCTGTAGCTGCGGTCGCGCCTCTAAAGGTCGTGCTCACCGAGGACTTACTCTCAGCCCGGAAGATACAGCACGCAGTTACGAGCTACAGTGCGTTGAACGTGCAGGCTATAGCTATGCTGGGTACACGCTTGCCCACGCCGCTGAGGGCCTGGCTGATTCAGAATCGCCCGGAAGTGATTCTGATGCTGGACAATGACCCGGCAGGTCACGCTGGGGTAGCGGCGGCGCGCCGCGCACTGCGTCCGTTCATGCGGTGTCGTGAGCATTACTTCGCTGCGGACCCGAAGGATGCAGAAATCAAAGAGATTCTGGAGGCTTTACAATGAGTATGGGTATCTGGGTTTTAATCATGGCGATTAATGGCAGTGCGGTTAGCGACACAGACTTCGCTGCGCTAACCACTCAAGAGTTCACAACGGAGGCCGCCTGCAACAAGGCGGCCAGGGCGTTCGAAGAGAAGTTCGACACATTCCGGGTGTATACCGCTAAAGCAATCTGCGTTCCGAAGGAGGTTTAATTGGACCTAATAGTAGTTAAAGCGATGTGCACGCAGAAGGTGTGGAACCGACTGCGTGAACAGATACCCAAGTCCATGCTCGCGCCGGATACGTCTAACCTACTAGACTGGGTGGGGCTGTACTGGAACACGTACCCGGAGCACCAGGAGGTGCAGTGGGATGCGATGCAGAGCATGCTCAACCTACGGGCGGGGCACCTGTCCCGGGAAGAGCGGGTAATAATGGACGAGCTTATGCGGGAAGTACAAGCCGTGCCGCAGGATTCTGTGGTGGGGATTGTCCAGACCCTGAACGAGCTGGCCTACAGCGGGGAGGTAGCAGCGCTGACACAGCGCTACCAAGACGGCGAGGAGATTGATTACCTGCTTGAAATGAAGCACCTACAGCGCAAGTACGGTGACGGCGCTGCTGTTCATGATTCGCTGCTTGAATGGGAGAGCGGTAGTGTTGACGAAATACTTGCCGCGACTGACGAGAGCGGCGGTCTTAAACTGGGCGTGTTCGAGCAACTCGCTAGCAACATCCGAGGTCTACGTGGCGGGGACTGTATCGCAGTAGCTGCTCCTGTGGACTCTGGTAAAACTAGCCTGCTTGCTGCTATTGCTGTGGATTTTGCTGAGCAAATGCAGCAGCAGCCGGAAGTGTACGGGGACCGCCCGATTCTCTGGCTGGTTAACGAGGGCCCGGCGACGCGTACAGTGCCGAGGGTATATCAAGCGGCGCTGCACTGGACTCTGGCTGAGATTAAGGACCGGCACAGTAAGCAAGAGTTCGTGCCAGCCTACCTCAAGAAAGTAGGCAGGGCTGACCGGATTCGTGTTAAGGCTGCGCACTCCTTGACGATGGCCCAGATATCCACGCTCATGGAGGAGATGCGCCCCGCGGTAATCATCATCGACATGGTGGCTAACATCCGTGGCGGTACTATGGAGACCGAGCACCAGAACCTAGAAGCGAAATGGCAGGAGCTGCGCATACTTGGGTGCGAGAATGACTGCGCTATCGTAGGTACTATGCAGCTTTCACTTGAAGGTTACAACATGCTGTTCCCGCCGCTCACCGCTATGAAGCAGAGCAAGATTGGCGTACAAGGTGCCTTGGACTTGGCGATTATGATGGGGTGCTTGGACAGGAACGAGCAGCCGCACATGCAAAACGTCCGTGGTATCAGTACTCCGAAGAACAAGATGGCACTGTCTGGTAAAGAGTCGCTCCTGCAATTCGAGGTGGGATTCGAGCCGGGTCGTTGCCGCTTTGACGAAGGCCAGATTAACCGGTGACTTCCCTAGCGCCTTCTATGAGGGCGCTATGTAGGTACACTAGGAGGCTACTATGCTTAAACCGTCAGACATTAACTACCTCGATGAAGAGGTAATCAAGGCGTACGCTGCGTCTGCAGGTACTTTCCGTAAACGATTCGCGCTGGACAGCAGCCAGCTGATTGTGCATCTAGCTATAAATAAAGCTCGGAGGGTTAAGTGGAAATGACAACCAGTATAATGCACATAGACCTGGAGACTGAGAACCATGAATATTACGGCTCTAAAGCAAGCCCATACTGCCCTGACAACTATGTTGTTGAGTCAGCATGGCGTATCGACACGACACAGGCTGACGGTACTACCACTGTTGGCGCGACTCAATCGGTGCGCTTCAATTCAAGAGCTGATTTCTTGGCGGGAAACAGTGCAGCAGAAGGCTGCCGGTGGTTTCATATCCCCGAGGATTGCTGGCTTATTGTTGCGCACAACGCAGCCTATGAGATTTCTTGGTTTCTCACGTACCAGCGGCAGCAGTTTGAGGCCTTCCTCAAGCGCGGCGGCAGGGTGTTCTGCACAATGCATGGGGAATACATCGCCTCTGACTTTCAGAGCATGTATCCGTCGCTGGACGAGACGGCTCCTAAGTACGGTGGTACGCACAAAGTAGACGGGGTTAAGCTTCTGTGGGAGCAGGGTGTGCTAACCTCCCAGATTGATCCGATTCTGCTGCACGACTACCTGGTTAACGGGGATATCCCGAACACGGCCCTGTGCTTCTACGGCCAGTGCGCTACGTTCGCCCAGCGCAATCAGATGCAGTACGTATGGGAGCGCATGGATGCTCTACTGGCTTGGGCGTACTGTGAGTGGTTCGGCCTGTTCGTTAATATGCCAATTGCACGCAAGAACCAGGAGGAGCAGGAGCAGCGCATCCGTGAGATTAAGCAGGAGCTGCAGCAGTATATCCCGAAGGACCTACCGGAGACTCTGGATTTCAACTTCGGTTCGGACTTTCATATGTCTGCACTGGTATACGGCGGGCCTATCAAGTACCGCAAGAAGGTTCCATATGACCCGCCGCAGTACGTCAAGGCCGACTTCTATAAGTACGAGGACGAAGAGGGTGCGCACACCTATATACCTGTACACGACACGCACATGCAAGAACTTCAAACGGAAGGCGGATGGTGGCGTGTAGTGACATATCGTGCGGGTAAGAACAAGGGGCTCCCCAAAGTATTCCGCCTCGATACCGAGGAAGAGAAACTTAAATGGGAAGACGACCTTTACTTCTGCCCGGGCCTGGTGAACATCCAGGAGCTGCCGGAAGTTATCCGGGAGAAGTACGCAGAGCGAGGAGAGTTCCGGCAGGCACGCACACTGCAGGACGGTACGCCAGTATACAGCACCAGCACTGACGCAATGGAGGCGCTGGCTCGCCAAGGGTTCGAGTTCTGTAAGTTGGTAAACGAGCTGGCGGCGCTGGAGAAGGATACCGGCACTTACTATTTGCGAGAGGTCCTGGACGCAGAAGGTAAGGTCAAAGAGCGGAAGGGGATGCTGCAGTACGTAATCCCTGAGCGCCCAGATGGTTCCGGTATCATACACCACCGGCTGAATACTTGCGCCACTGTAACCGGGCGCCTGAGTAGCTCTAACCCGAACCTGCAGAACCTGCCCCGCCCGGATGAGGACGGTGATGGGGTAGCTAAATCTAAGGTGAAGCAGGTATTCACCAGTAGATTCGGGGACAACGGACGTATCACTGAGGTTGACTACTCGGCACTGGAAGTGGTTATGTCCTGTGTACACACGGGTGACAAGAAACTGCTGGGACTGCTGCAGAGTGGTACGGATATGCACTGTTACCGCCTAGCTTTCCGTGAAGGATTGGATTACGACGAGGTGTACTACCGCTGTCACGATAAGACTTACCAAGACTATAGTACGTGGAAGACAAAGCGTTCACATATCAAGACCCCTAGCTTTGCTGCGCAGTATGGGGCTTCCGCAAGGGGTGTAGCCTTCGCCGCGGGTTGTACAGTGGAATTCGCACAAGAGTTCCTAGATAACGAAGAGCGTATGTTCCCAACAACCATCGGCTTCCGCGCTATTGTCAAGGAAGAGGTAGAGCGTACCGGTGCGGAGGGTCGCATGTACCGGGAGCAAGCTGACGACGGCAGCTACCGAATCTACCGCATTGGGACGTGGACCAGCCCAGCCGGTGCCCGCTACAGCTTCCGCCAGAAGGAGCAGTGGAAGGAAGTTGTGCCTGGGCAGCGTAAGCAGAAGGTCATGGACTACAAGGAAACCGAGATGGCTAACTACTGGTGCCAGGGGGAAGCGTTCTTCCTGATGGCGGTAGCGGCCGGTATGGTTCTTCGTGCACTCCTGGCCCGTGACTGGTTCGACAATCAGGTGTGCCTGATTACGAACGTACACGATGCATTGTATCTGGACAGCGCCAACCCGGAGGTTGGACGTGAGGCGAGCCTGCTGGTTAAGCAGTGCATGGAGGACGCACCTAAGCGTATTCACCAGCTCTGGCCTAACTACGGTATCATTGGTGAGGTCCCGTTCCCAGCAGAGGCTGAGATGGGTACGAGTATGTACAGTAAGGAGAAGGTAGAGTGAGTATAAAACCTGGCAGTATTGTGGAGTTGATGGACCTTGGGCCTGAGCCGATAGACCCGCGGTATGCAGCATACTTCACCCCGGGTACGAGGCACACGGTTATGTTCTTCGACCCGGTTACTGGGGAGATAGAACTAAGCTACCCTGGGCTGGTAGTGAGTAGGCCTGGGGACGGCGTCACCTTCTTCCCGGGGGAGTACAAGCTTATCGAAGAGTAGTGATAGGTGTACCCTTGGGTGGTGTAGGGGGTTAGGGTAGCATGGAAATATGCTAGGGTCAACTAAATAATTAAATAAAATTATTTGTTGACTCTGGCTTGATTCTGTGATTCCCCGAGAATTAATGTGATACGAGTAGGAACAACACAAGAGAGGCAACCTTGGCTAAAATTAGTTTGATTAAACTATTCACCAAAGAGCAGCACCAGGCGATTTTAAAGCGCTTCCAAAGTAACGCCGAAGCTGCCTGGGCGTACGAGTATGTACTAGCATTTGGTAAGATTCCTGGCGAAGATATTAGTGCTCGGACAATACGTACGGTTGTGGGGATGGGGATCCCGGCCCCGCAAGTGTCCCGCCAGCTTGTGCGCTACTGGCGAAGCATCTTCGTGGATAACAACGGTAGTAAAGCCAGCGCCAACCGTGGGTTGCAGGAAGCGCGCAAGCTAATACAACCAAGCCCTACGGACGATATCGGGAATACAAAGGTGCCGGATATGTGCCACCGCATCCTGGTGGTTGGGGATCTGCACGCTCCGTATACCCACGTAGACGCAATGCCGTTCCTTGAGAGTGTGCGTGATGCGTACTGCCCGGACATGGTAGTGCAGGTAGGTGACGAGACCGATGGGCACGCAATCAGCTTCCACGACTCTGACCCTAACCTGGATAGCGCCGGAGTGGAGCTGGAAAAAGCCAAGCTCGTACTGGAGGAGCTGCATGAACTATTCCCGAACCTACTGGTTTGCGATTCCAATCACGGTTCACTCGTATATCGCCGCGCTAAAGCTCACGGTCTACCAGTGCAATTTATCAAGAAGTACCGGGATATCCTATTCCCTGAGCATGGTGCTCCGGCGTGGTCGTGGGCCGACGCTTGGGTGCTCAATACACCACTGGGGCCTGTCCGTTTCCAGCATCAAGTCAGCGGTGATTTCATGCTCAATGCATCCCATGAGCGCACCTCTCTGGTGTTGGGACATGAGCATGGGCGCTTCGAGGTTCAGTATGCTGCTTCTTCAACGGCGCTGTACTTTGGTGCGTACGCTGGGTGTCTGATTGACCGCAAGAGCATGGCCTTTGCTTACGGCAGGCTCACCCGCAAGAAACCAATCCTGGGTGTGATGGTAATCACCGAGGGTTGCCCGCAGTTAATTCCGATGCTGCTCGACGACGATGGTCGTTGGGTTGGTCGTTCTAAATAATATAGAGGTGATGATGAAAATGGGAATCTGTTCTGTACTGGGTCTTATCTTTGTAACCCTGAAACTGACTGGTGTTATCGCCTGGTCCTGGCTGTGGGTGCTGCTCCCGTTCTGGGGACCCATTGTAGTTGGCGTAGTTCTGGTGTTCTTGGTGGCGGCCCTCAAAACCGCCTCACGATAAGCCCTGCATCTGCACGTAAATATCATTTAAACTAAACGAGGACGTAATTATATGACTATGAATGCACTTGACACTCTGAACTCCCTGGTAGCTGCTGCGATTGAAACGCAGGATGTTGACATGACTGAAACCTCACAGGGTGGTGCGTACGAGGATGTGCTGCTGCCGAAGGGTGAATATTACGGTTACTTCACCGAGTACGTGGAAATCGGTAAGCGTCTGCCGACCAAGGGTGGTAAGCCTACCGGTAAGCCTGCAGTGGCTAACGTACGTATCGGCATTGTAGTGTTCGGCCCCAACGGCGAAGTGAAGCGTATCCGCCCGTACCCGATGGCTATCAGTAACTTTGAGCGAGCAGGCTTCAAGAAGTTCTTCGACAAGCTCAACTACGACAATAGCATTAAGCATGCGGCGCAGCGTCTGGGTCAGGCCTTCACCTTCCCGATTGATGAGCACACCAGTGCTGCGGGCAAGAAGTCTAACATCGTGGACCTGTCCGGTATCCGCCCGATTCCTAAGTTCGACCCGAACACCGGCGAGCCTATCAAGATGCCAGCCCTGGATGCCTCTGAGATTAAGCTGTTCCTGTGGAACAACCCAACCAAAGAGACCTGGGATAGCCTGCACATCGAAGGCACCTTCGACGACGGTAAGAGCAAGAACTGGATTCAGGAGGATATGTACAAGGCCGTGGACTTCCCGGGCAGTGCTCTGGATATTATGCTGAACGCTGGCTCTGTTCCGAGTCCGGCAGCTATGCAGGCACCTGCTGCTCCTTCTGCACCGGCGGCTCCCGCTGCACCGCAAGCACCGACAGCCCCTGCAGCTCCTGTATCGCCAGTAGCGCCCGCTGCGCCTGCTGCACCTCAAGCCTAATCTACCTTAACCTAAACTAATATGGCCCCGCATGGGGCCTTAGAGGAAGCCTATGAACATCATCAACATTCTCATCAAACTCCTGAGTGCAGCCTACACAGCAGAAGCTAAACGCGCCGATGCCAAAGCGCAGTTTAACGAGCAGCTGTCAGTTAAGTTCGCAGACGACGCCGCGCGTCTGGCAGCTCAATCCGAGGCGCGCGTAGAAGCCTCCAAGCACAGCAAAGAGTTGGCAGCTGAGCACGCTTGTCGTGCTGATAACCTGCGCGCTAAGCTACGATGAAGTAGCTAACTTCCTGGGGGTATAATTGATGGATAAAGTATTAGACGCATACAAGAATCTGGCTATCGCAGTTAGCGCTGTAGTGTACGATGCTGCGGTGTACGGGGTACGCACCCACCGCCTAAACGACGTCTATGACGCCCTGGACAAGCTGGCCGCCCTGTATGGCATGGACCTGGAGCTGGCCGCCACTGCCTTCAAAGAGCACAATGACCTGGCGGCACATGCAGATAAGTTACGTGGCGATGACCTCGTGCTTATCCGCGTTGTAGGTACCCTCAGCATCGGGCTGGCTGAGATTGGTTCCTGTATTTACGATGCAGACCAGAGTCTGCGTACTCCGGAAGTAATCGGGGACATGCTCGGCACCGTGCTGGTGCTGTATGAGTTGGGGGCTTGAGCATGAGCGTACGTGTAAAGGTGTCTGCACCTAGGCACAGCTTTATGGCGCCTTATGCTGAACATGCCTGCAACCGCTGGTGCGTAACCTTTATCCGGGAGGACGACCCTGGCACCATGTATGTGGTGCGCTGGGCCGCTAAACCTACCCGCAAGCAGGTGAAGTTGGCAGCTAAATCAGTAGCTAGACTGGAGATTTAATGATGCTGTACGTATCTCGCGCAATTTACGTAGCTTTGATTCTCCCGCTGATTCCGTTGGCGGGACTATGCTACCTGGGCGACAAGCTCAGCAAGGCAAAGTGGGCAGAGCGTTGGGTTAACTGGGCCGACAAGAAGGCCCGTGATATTACGGGGCGCTAATGATTATCAACGGGGTTGACTTGTCCCAGCTCGGGGAGCAGTTAGCTCCACAGAATTCTGGGAAGATTCTGCTGTATGACGCGGATTTCACAGTTTATAAATCTGCTGCTACAGTGAAACGTTTGGACACTGCAATCCGCCGCTTCTATCAGCTACTGCTTGAGGACATGTTCCTGGTCGGCTGCTCAGAAGCAGTGGCGTATCTAACGCCTACTGGGTGTGCTAAGTGCCTGCGCTGGCACCTGCCTACGGCTAAGCCGTACCAAGGGAACCGCAATAAGCGTCAGGAGCTGCCACTCAAGGCACCGTTGAAGCGGCACCTGATTGAGAACCCGGACCAGTATTCTGAGCATGGCATACAGGTGGTAAGCAGTGACTACTTTGAGGCCGACGACCTCTTTGTAATGGATTCGTACAGCTTCGGGGACCGGGGAATCCTGATGTCGCAGGACAAGGATTCTTGGCTCAGCCCTATGGCCCGGTTCGATATCCCGACAGGAACCGTGTGGCCTGCCTTGGATAACCCATTCGGCTGGATTAAGTGGGATGATACCCAGGCTATGCCGGTACGGGCGCATGGCACTAAGTTCTTCTGGTGGCAAATGCTAGCAGGAGATGACGCAGATAACGTCAAAGGCATCACATTGCTTGATGGGAAGCTCTGTGGGAAGCGAACGGCCTTTGATGCTATCTACCCTATTACCTCAGAGCAGGACGCCGCAGAATTCGTTGTAGCGGCTTATGCTCGAAACAACCAAGACGTACTCGCAGAGGCAGAATGCCTGTGGCTGAGACGCTCCCAATCAGATTCAGCGTATCTGTATCTGATGTCACTGTTGACTACTCCCAGTCTACGTGACTGGGTGCATTCGCTGCACGAGTACCATAAACAGCATATACAGTGGATACAGGAGCACCCAGACAATGGCGAAGATGTCTGCGAAGGAAATGAGCCTGCGGGCGATTGAGTTATACTACGAGGGGAAACACGATGAACTTGAAACTATTCTGGATGCGCTGCGTGAACGAGCACCCAAAACACATCGAAGAACGGTTGAGCATTTGGATTCTCTCATTCACGACAATGCTATGCTGGATTTAGTTGGGGAGATTGAATTATGGTGACGGATGCAGTAGGACGGCCCGCTGAGGTGGGTCAAAAAGTTGCTTTTGGTCAGGCCAACAGAGGCGCGCATCCACTGCGTGTTGGGGTAATCTCCAAAGTGACCGCGAAGACAGTGACTATTGAGTACGAGAGAACCACAAAACGTTGGTCCGACAAGGCGGAGATAGTGTTAACAGAAACAGCACAGCGGGGTGCGGGTGCCTTTGTGGTGGTGCAATCATGAGCCTGCGTAAAATCACACGGGCACAGATTCGCTCTGTGGCTATTAAGCTTGCCAAAGACCAGGGAGGTATATGCCTCCTTTGTGGCAAACCTTTGGACTTCACAATCAAGGGGGTAACTGGTGATTCTGTTGTCGTTGACCACGATCATATTACTGGGCGTATTCGGGGTGCTCTTCATCGCTCGTGCAATGGAGGGGAAGGCAAAGTGGCATCTGCCGCTGGGCGCTGGATTGTTGGTAGCATGCAATCTTCTGGGGCTATTGCTGAATCTCTACGTAGGGTCGCCGATTACTTAGACCGCGAACCTACGGATATGCTATACTATACGCACAAGACGCCGGAAGAACTAGCACAGGCACAGAAGCTCAAGGCCCGCAAGGCCCGGGCACGACGCAAAGCACGGGAGACTATTAAGTGAAGGCAGTAATCTTTGATTTGGACGGCACGCTGGCTGACGGTACCCGCCGCTTGCACTTGCTGCCTACTGTGGATTTGCACCTTACTGACAGCTGGAATGAATTCAACCGGGCCTCTAAGGATGACCGCCCTATCCATAGCACTATTGAAGTGTGCAACATCATGGTGCGCGCAGGGTTGCGGGTTATTATCTTGACAGGGCGCTCGGATATAGTAAGAGCGGAAACAGAGGCCTGGCTGGAGCGGAACTTCGTTATGTACTCCGAGCTGGTTATGAGGCCGCACAGCGACAACCGAAAGGATATCATTATCAAAGAGGAGTTCCTGCGCAACCAAGTAGGGTTAGAAAACATTGTGGCGGCTTGGGATGACAGCCCCGCGGTGATTGAGCATTTCCGCGGACTAGGTATTACCACTTACGCTGTATGCGACTGTGGTGCAGAAGCACATCGAACAGACTTAAAATCCCACGGGGTGGAGGAATTAGCATGAGCGCAGTAGGTACAGGCATGAAGTATGACGCAGGCAAACCCAGAATGGACTTGCTACTGGACGGGTGCCCGAATGCGTTGCTACGTATCAGTGATGTGCTGACCTTCGGGGCCCAGAAGTATGCGGCACACAGTTGGCACACGGTAGCCGAAGGTAAGTCCAGATACAAGGCCGCGCTACTGCGGCACCTCACAGCGCACGCTCTGGGAGAAACGCTGGACTCGGAGAGCGGTTTACCGCACCTGGCACACGCCGCTTGCTGTGCGTTATTTATTCTAGAACTGGAGCAGATGGATAGTGCGGCCAAGTGAGTGGTGCCACATGATGTGGCAGAAAGCAGTAGAGCGAGGCGACGAACGCGCCGCTAAAAACTACCTGGAGATGTACAATCTCTGGGTAAGTCGCAATCAGTAGTTAGAAGTACCGGACATAACCAAGGAGACTAAGCGCCTATGATTAGCGCCCTGAATACGGTTGTAGTACCAGAGGAAGCACTGGTGAAACGCCAGCTGGAGCTTGAAGAGGCCTATAAGATTCGCGGAATCGAGCGGGCACGTAAGCTGATTACGGATGCATTGCAGAACGGCGGGATTATGAACCTGCCGATGACACAGCGTATGCTCACCTCGGCATACGAGGTGGCTGCTGCCGCTATCGATGAGATGCGAAATGTCAAAGCCCCCGGCATTGGTGGGAAGTACCGCCGGTTCCTTCGCTTAATCCCCTTGGATGTCCTGACCACCCTGAGCCTGTGCACAATGTTTGAGGCGTTCAGCGTCGCCCCCGGCGAGTCCGCCAGTCGCCGTCAGACTGCACAGGCGGTAATGTCCGCACTGGGCAGAAACGTACAGTCAGAGCTACTGGCTCTGCAGTTACGCAACGTAGCCCCAGCGTACATGGATCGCGTGTATGAGTACCTCACAGAGCGCCGTACGAAATCCCCTACGCACATCCTGCGTACGCTCCGTGCCAGTGCCGAGAACGTACACTATGGGCACGAGCCTTGGACCAATGCCCAGAACATCTCCGTAGGGCGTCTGCTGTGTGCAGCAGTGTTTGAGACGGGACTGTTCCAGTGGAAGAACTGTAGCGGGAATCTGAGCATGCTCTATCCGGCTGACGACGTTATGGAGGCCTTCCAGAAACTGGTAGAGTCCGCTGATACTGTAACCATGAAGCCGCCTATGCTGGTACCGCCGGTGCAGCACACTACTCTGTGGGATGGTGGGTATCTCACCCACATCGACAATCGCGGAACCTATCATAACTCACACATCGACCGCGCGCGTCTCCGCGAAGTAGCGGAAGCATTCAAGTCCGCGGACGGCATCAAGAAGGCGCTTAATAAGGCACAGGAAACCCCATACCGCATTAATAAGCGCATACTGGAACTGGTACAAGAAGCACGGGCCCTGGGTATCGGGGTGGGCATGCCCCGCTCAGTACCGGAGCCTAAACCAGAGTGGTACCTGGACGGAGTACCAAAAGAGAACTACACCGAAGAAGAGCTTGACCGCTTCGGTGAGTGGAAGACGCGCATGTCCCTATGGTACAGCGCAGACCGTAAGCGTGTGTCGCAACTACGTAGCCTGTTGACCACACTGGAAATGGCTGAGGAATTCAAAGATGAGAAAGCCCTGTACTTCCCGACTTGTGTGGACTGGCGCTACAGACTGTACTTCAAGTCCTCACTGCACCCGCAGGGTTCTGATTTGCAGAAGGCTCTGCTGGAATTCGGTAGAGGTAAACCTCTTGGAGAAAGAGGGCTGTTCTGGCTTAAGGTGCACGTCGCCACTTGCTTTGGTTATGACAAAACCCTATTCGAAGACCGCGCAGATTGGGTTGATAAAAATATGGCAGTTATCCACTCAGTTGCAGAGAATCCATTTGATTCGGACGCTTTTAAGCAAGCCGATTCACCGTGGTGTTTCTTGGCAGCAGTGCTCGACCTGGTGGCTGCCCTGGATTCTCCGTGCCCAGAAGAGTACATCTCCAGAACTCCGGTCGCTATGGACGCTACGAACTCAGGTGGGCAGCACCTCTCAGCGCTCCTGAGAGACCCTGTGGGCGGTCGTCTGACGAACCTGTACTGGGAGGGTAACGACAAGAAAGCGGACCTGTATATGGACGTGAAGCGACGCACGGACGAGAAGGTGATACTGGACCTGGACAAGGAGGATTTCGTTATCCAGAGCACTTACTGGAGAGAGAACGAAATCACCCGCAGCATGACCAAGCGCCCCAGTATGACCTACTTCTACAGCGCCACGGTGCGCAGCTGCAGTGACTACATCTTTGAAGGCGCTTGCGCTGAGGGATATGAAGGTACCGACACTAACAGTCTATGGAATCTGTCGTGCTACCTGGCTCCGCGTATGCGTGCCGCTATCGAGGAGGCAAACCCTGCTGCTGCGGCAGTTATGTCGTACTTGCAGAACCTCGCTAGGCGTGTACCGGCAAGCCAGCACCTGCAGTGGACTACACCACTAGGCGGGCTCGTAATGAACCGCTACACACAGCGTGAAGAAGTGCGGGTACGTATTGACTGTATGAACCTCACAATAATGCGAGTGCATAATCGGGATTTCAAGACCTGCAACAAGCGCAAGGCAGCCTCGGGGATTGCCCCGAACTTTGTGCACAGCCTGGATAGTACGCACTTGATGATGGTTCTATGTGCCGCCGAGGGTCTGGACATTGTGCCGATTCACGACTCCCTGGCTACACATGCAGCCGATGTTGACGCTCTGCACCGTCACATCCGCGAACAGTTTGTGCGCCTCTACGAAGAGCACGACCTGCTTGGAGACATTACTCGCGCGGCGGCAGCTGCCGGGGCGGATTTGACGGACCTGGATATGCCAGAGGTTGGTACTCTGGACATCCGGCAGGTATTGGAATCACCTTTCTTCTTCTGCTGAGGGTATGGTATGCGAGTACTAGTAACTGGTGGGCGAGATTACACAGACTACTTAGCACTAAAGACCGCAATGGATATGCTACCAAACAAACCATCTGTAGTGATACATGGAAATGCCCGAGGGGCAGACGCGCTGGCAGATAGGTGGGCTCTGGAATCCGGTATTTTTGTTCTGCGTATGCCTGCCCTGTGGGATGCACAGGGTAAATCTGCGGGTATGCGCAGGAACGCCGCCATGATATCCCTAACCTTTCCGGAATACTGTGTCGCATTTCCTGGGGGAAGAGGTACTGCGGGTATGGTTGAGTTATGCAGAAAGGCCGGTATCCCGGTTTGGATACCCTACTAAAATTTAATGTTACCGGAGTAGGAATGAAGTTAAAACACACTAGTAAAACTTCCGATTACACTCTCAAGGTTCTGTATAAGTCTGACGATATTACAGACGCAGTGAAGCAACTGCACGAACTGGGCCACGGCATTAGTCGGGGCCTGGCTCCTGAGCAGCACTACTGGAGGGTACTGGGAAGCATACTGGGTAAACAGTATATACTAGGAGTCTATGACTCCCAAGGCGACTTAGTCGGTGCTGTCAGCTACTACCCAGAAGCTGTAGAGGACTGTCATTACGTAGAGCCTGTGCTGTATACAGACTTCTTCGTATTAAAACCAGACAACGGCGCGGCAGTGTCTGTGATTATGCAGGGCCTGCACGCAATAGCCAAGTGCATGCGAGCTGGGCGTATCGCCATTAGCCGTAACACGTCTGGTAACACGTACAAAACAACTTATCATTTAGTGAGGTCAGAATGAGTGGTGGTTTAGGTAAACTGTTAGGCAAGGCCACGGATATGCTCGGCCTTACGGACAACGCAGGATTAGAGGCGCAGCAGCGCTTGGCAGAGCAACAGGCCAGCGCAGCTAAACAACAGGCTGCCTTAGAGGCTAATAGCGCCGCAGATAACATTGCTGAGATTGACCCAGCAGGGGCTGCCTCTGCATCTGCAGATGCAATTACGTCTGAGCAGAAGAAACGGCGACAAGCAGGGCAGAGCAATCCTCTGGGCCTGTAAGGGGGTAGCTTGGAACAAAAAGCAACATTAGCAGAACTATTTAAGAAGGACCAGGACGCAGGTGTCTTGGATGCCTCTGAGAAGTTCGCGCAGTGGACGCTCAGCACTATCTTTACCCGTGACGATTCCCTGGACGGTAGACGCAGACCACTGGAGCGGGACTACCAGAGCACCGGTGCGCAGCTGGTCAACACTGCGGCCACTAAGATTGTAGGGGCACTGTTCCCGCAGGGCACCAGCTTCTTCCGGTTCTCCAAGAGTTCGGACCTGGACGAGTTCATTAGTTCGCTGGGCAGTGCTGCTACAGCAGAATCTAAGCTGGCCGAGGTCGAGAACACTGCGTCACAGAAAGTATTTGAGAAAGACGGTTATGCTGCGAAGTTGCAAGCTGTGAAGCTGCTGCTGGTTACAGGTAACGCGTTGGAGTATATTGATGAGCGGACAGGTAAATCCATCGTCTACTCAGTCCGTAACTTTACCGTTCGAAGGGATGGCAGCGGGAACGTCCTGCGACTCATTATCAGAGAGCGCGCAAGCGTCCAGGACCTGCCAGAGAGTTTCCAGAACACCTTCTACCGTGACAAAGACCCATACGGCGACGTTGATATCTACACTGCCGCTTGTCGCAAAGTTAAGCGGACAGAGGACGGTGCAGAGGTAGTAAGCTACGAGGTGTACCAAGAAGCAGACGGACACCGCATCGGAGACAGCAGCACCTATCCGGAGCTGGAGCTTCCTTACAACGTGCTGGTGTGGAACCTTGTTAGTGGCGAGCACTATGGGCGTGGCTTGGTAGAGGACTACGCCGGGGACTTCGCTAGATTGTCCGTACTGTCAGAAGCGTTAACTAACTACGAGGTTGAGTCTGCGCGGTTAATTCCGCTGATTGATGCAAGCTCCGGGTTAGATGTAGACGAGTTCTCAACGTCAGAGACAGGTGAGGCTGTGCAGGTGGGCGGCGGCGGTTCCAACGGGAACAGCAAATCCCCCGTCACTGCTTACGAGGGCGGCTCTGCTCAGAAGATTCAGTGGATTGCCAGCAACATCCAGATGCTAGAACAGAAACTGTCTCGTGCGTTTATGTACACTGGTAACTCCCGGCAGGGTGAGCGTGTTACGGCTTACGAGATTCGCCAGAATGCCAAAGAAGCGGAAGCTGCTATGGGTGGTGGGTTCAGTATCCTGAGCGACACATGGCTGCGTAAGCTGGCGTACCTGTATACTGCACTGGTGTATCCTCGCTTTAAGATTTATCTCAGCGAAGGCGTAGTGAACATCAAAGTTACGGTGGGTACTTCTGCACTGGCTAAAGCCGCAGCAGCAGACAAGCTGTTAGAGGCGGCGCAATCCATGCAGTTGGCTATCCCGGTGCTTGAGCAGATTACTCCACGCTTCAACAAGGATGCGTGTGTAGACTGGTACTTCGACGCATATGGTATCGTTAGCGAGCCGTTCATGTACACCGAAGAGCAGCTGCAGCAGAAGCAACAGGTTCAAGATGCGTCTGCCGGTGCGTCCGCAGGTCTAGCACAGGACCAACTCCAGGGCTTGACAGCAGCAGACCCGACAGTAGCAGGTAAGCAGCTGGGCTTATTACCAAGTTAACAACAGAGGCATAGATGGATAACGTAGAAAACGGTCAAAACGTAGAAACTACACAGGTAGAGAACCAAGGCGGCCCTAAGATTCCGGGCCTAGGTGCTCCACTTAGCGCCCCGAACAATCAAGGCGTGCAGGATGCACAGACCCCTACCCAGCAGCAACAGGGCAAAGATTCCCCTGACCCTGCTAAGATTCCTCTGGATATCGAAGCCCTAAAAGCGGCCCTGGATAAGGGTGGCGATAGCGCTAAAGAGCAGCCCCAGGAGCTGGCTAAGACAGGCAACCCGACGATTGACGCCGGTGTAGCTATGTTGCAGAAAGTCTCTGGGTTAACTGACTCTGATATGGTGCGGGCACTTGGCAAGGCCCTGGAGTATCAGGACCCTAACCTAATCGATACGGCCTTCATTAAGGAACGTTTCGGAGAGCACGCTGCTTATGCAGAGTTGCTGGCTAAAGCGTACCTGGAAGACCAGGTTGGTCAAGCCACCAAGGCAGTACAGGAAGCTTACGATGTTGTGGGTGGGAAGGAGAACTGGGAGGTAGCAGCGCAGCTGTTTAATTCCAAGGCCCCTGAACCTCTTCGTAACGCGGCTCGTGTACTCGCTAACTCTGGTGAGCTCAAGCAGGCTGCTGAGCTGGTCGCAAGCTTCTGCCGGGATATGGGTCTTATCAAGACACAGAACCCAATGGTACGAGGCGTAGCCAGCAACAATGCACTATCTGCTGCGGAATTCCGCGCAGAATATACCAAACTACGTCAGGAAGCTGGCAACCGTAGCTTGGCATCTCCGCAGTTCAGTCAACGTTATAATGATTTGCTCGCACGCCGTGAAGCTGGTAAGCGCGTAGGTCTCTAATTTTACTTGTAAAGGAAACTAAAGCATGGACAACACTATTTATAATGGCAACCTGACCCGTCCGCACTGGGGCGGCGCAGACTCCGACGTAGACGTTCACCTGGAAGTGTACCAGAACGAAGTGGATACCCGCTTCCAGTACCAGGCTCTGTTCCTGGGCCTCTCCAGCCAGCGCTCTATCAGCGGTTCCAACACCTACCGTATTGACCGCCTGAACACCTCCTCGGTGAAGGGTCGTCGCTCTGGTGAGGCGCTGGATAGCACCCCGGTCCGTAACGATAAGATGATTATCGTGGTGGATACGGTGCTGTATATCCGCAACCCGATTGACTACCAGGATGACTGGACCGGTCCGGACTTCCTGACCGAGATGGGTCAGAACAACGGCTCTGAGTTCGCAGAGGTCTTCGACCAGGCGCACCTGATTCAGCTCATCAAGGGCCGTTCCTGGGTTGCCCCGGCGCACCTGAAACCGGCGTTCAATGACGGTATCGAGGTGGGCGCAGCTATCCTTGTTCCAGGTAGCACCCCCGCCACGCAGCTGACTCAGGCTGAGATGGAGGCTAACGCCATGAACATCAACCTGGCGCACAAGGCTGGTATTGATGAGCTAATCAAGCGCAAGACCCCGCTGGCGGATATGGTCACTCTGGTGGATGTCGATACCTATTCGCGTCTGCTGGAGCATCCGAAGCTCCTGAACATCGAATTCGGCCCGTCCAACAACGACGGTTACAAAGACCGTCGTGTAGTGAAGATGAACGGCGTACCTGTAGTAGAGTGCACCGAGTTCCCGACCTCGGCTGGTACGCACCCCCTGGGCTCTGCTTACACCGTCACCGATGACGACGCGCTGTGCCGTATGGTGACTTTCAGCAAGTCCAAGACCCTGGTGACTGTTGAAGCTAAGCCGTTCACCTCCCGTATCTGGGACGATGAGCGCGAGTTCAGCAACGTTCTGGACTGCTACGCGATGTACAACATCGGCCTGCGTCGTCCGGACACCGCTGCAGTGACCAAGTTCACCTCCACCACCAAGACGGCCTAATTGGAGGTTCAATGGCAGTAATCGCTATGTTCGGTCTGGAGACTCTCCAGGCCAATGCGGCTCAGCGGGAGGCGGTTAAGGCCGCCACCGATGTAGCGAAGAACATCCAGGTGGCCTCGGTTGAATCTGGCCGCAAGGCTACCAAGAAAACCCGTAAGGCGGCTGACGTAGCCGCTGATACTGTGGAAGAGTAATACGCGCCCCTGGTGCCTTCGGGTGCCAGGGGCTTTTTTTTTTGTCCCTGTCTTAAAGGTCCAAGGGGTCTTTAATAGAGGAACAAATATGAGAGAATTAGACGCTGTGAACCTGACGCTGGAAGCCCTTGGGGAGTCTCGCGTTATGGACATCAACACTAGTAACCCTAGCGCTGGATTAGCTCGCTCTGCGCTTGCACGCAATCGTCGCGGGCTGCTCAGCACAGGATTCTGGTTTAACGTGGTCGAGCGTGAAGTTACGCCCACCACCGACGGCCTGATTAAGGTGCCGTGGAACCAGCTGGCTGTATATGACGCCTGCTCAGAATCCAAGTACGGTGTACGTGGCGGGAACCTATACGACCTGGTAGAGCAGAACCAATACTTCGATGCGCCTGTGCGTATTCGTGTGGTACTGGATTTGGCCTTTGAGGACCTGCCGGAGCACGCCGCTATGTGGGTGGCTAACTACACCACTGCGCAGGTATACTTAAACGACCTGGGCGGCGACAGCAACTACGCTAATTACGCACAGGAAGCTGAGCGTTACAAGAGCATGGTGCTGCGTGAGCATCTGCGCAATCAGAAGTTCAGCACCAGCAAGACCCGCTTTGCACGCAGAATCCGTCGTGCTCGTTTTATGGTTTAAGGAGAGTATATGGCCCAGTCCCTAGAGGGTACCATTCAGAGCCTGCTGCAGGGCGTCTCCCAGCAGGTTCCAAGAGAGCGCCGGCCCGGGCAACTGGGGGCGCAGCTGAATATGCTCAGCGACCCAGTTTCCGGTATCCGCCGTAGACCGCCTGGTGAGATTGTCTGGGAAAGCACAATCGATAACCCTGGGCTTGATTCCCTGTTCACTGAATACGTAGAGCGTGGGACTGACGGTAGGCACCTGCTGATTAACACCAGCAATGGTAACTGGTGGTTGCTGGCTAAGAATGGAAAGACCATCCTTAATTCCGGCAATGACCCGTACTTTGTTACCTCCGTAGGCCAGACCTCTTTGCAGACCGCAAGTATTGCTGGATTGACTTATATCCTGAATACTGAGATGGCCCCGAACACAACCGTGGACAACACTGGGCGTATTGACCCCAGCACCACTGGGTTCTTCTACGTTAAGTCTGCAGCATTCCAGAAACGCTGGAACGTAACCGTCACCTCTTCTGGGGTGGACTACACTGGGGACTACACCGCACCGGCTGCCGGTAGCACCAGCGGCAATGCTGAGGAGGTATCAGGTGCCTACGTTGCCCAGCAGCTGCGGGACTCCCTTGTAGCGAATGGGTTGCCAGCTGGGAACGTGAGCGTACGTGGTGCGTATCTGTTCTTCTACGGGTTGAGTAACTGCGTGGTATCCTCTGGCGCGGGTGATACTTACGCTGTGGTGTCCAACCAGTCTCGTGTAGACCAGGAGCAGGACCTACCTGCACAGCTCCCAGCGCAAGCTGACGGGGCGATGTGCCGTGTAGGGACAGCCTCGTCCGAGACAGCGTGGTACCAGTTCAACTACAGCACTCGTACCTGGTCTGAGGTGGGGGCGTACGGCAGCATTACCAAGATTACGAACATGCCCCGAGAGCTCGCTGCAGATGACAACATAATTGCGCGGGATTGGGAGGGACGCTTAGCTGGCAACGACGATAACAACAGTAATCCCGGATTCGTCGAGAATGGTTACATCACAGGAATCGCAGCTTTCCAGGGGCGCCTGGTTCTGCTTAGTGGTAGCTCCGTGGATATGTCCGCCTCGGGCCTGTATCAGCGCTTCTACCGCTCTACTGTGACGTCACTGCTGGATACGGACCGTATCAGCATTAGCTCTGCGTCTGCCCAGGATTCTGTGTACCGCACCGCTGTGCAGTTCAACCGGGACTTGGTCCTGTTTGCTAACAGCATGCAGGCGGTTGTGCCGGGTTCGGCAGTACTTACGCCAACTAACGCAAGCATTAGCATTACCAGCACCTACGATTGTGACAGCCGTGTTACCCCGGTAATGGCGGGTCAGACAGTAATCTACCCGAACAAGCGCAACGACAGCTACGCGGGTATACTGGAGCTAATCCCGTCACCTTACACCGCGGCGCAGTACACTACGCAGGATGCCACGGTGCACCTACCCCGGTATATCCCAGGCAGGGTATTGCAGATGCAAAACTCCAGTGTCACCAATATGGCCTTCTCGCGCATGTCTGGGGAGCGTAATAGCCTGCTGGTCTACGAGTTCATGTGGGGCGGAAGTGACGGCGCTAAGATGCAGGCGGCGTGGCATAAGTGGTCGTTCCCGTATCCAATCCTAAGCGTACAGGCGCTGGAGGACGAGGTGTTCTTGTACATGCAAGGGCCCAGTCCAAGCAACAAGCTCCTGATTGTGTCTATGGACCCGCGTGAAGGTTATCAGCTGGGCTCAGAATACCGAGAAGCCTACTCGGATTTGCAGAAGCAAGTTCAAGTGCAGGACGGGGTGTTCACTGTTCCGTCGGTATTGCGCCCGGTTGGGTGGGCGGACAACTACAGGGAAGAGCTTATCCTAACGTACTTACCCAGCAACCCTATGGGGCCTACTGAGGTTGGCATCAAGGAGATTGCCGGGGAGAACACCCTACGGGTTGTGCGCGGCGTACCTGATGGTACCTACGTAATCGGCCGACGTTACCGCAGTACGTTTACGCTAACTACGCCTATTCTGCGGGACCAGAATGACAAGCTCGTGGGAAGTGGGCATGTGCGCCTGCTGCGCCTGGACGTGGCAGTACGTAACTCCGGGCACTTCGACGTACAGGTACTAGACACCCCGCGGGACGTCAATTGGGGTGGGGAGCTAACTGGTATCCTGATGAACTCAAAGGAACTGACGCTTGGGCAGGCCCTGCGTATGGACCTGGCTACGATTACCGTGCCATGTCGTACCAACGCAGACACAACCGAGGTGTCACTATTTACTGACGGTTCTATGGAACTGAACGTGTTGGATATATCGTACATCCTGCGCTACAACCAACGCAGACGGAGGATTTAATATGTGGTGGATGGTTGCGGCCATGGCCGCTAAGACCGTTCTGGGGCAGGGTGCTCAGATTGAAGTGTCCAAGGCCAGGAACAAGGCTGTGATTCAACAGACAGCCAAACAGCTAAACGACATCGCGCTACAGCGCGCCCAGTCTAGGGACCGGACCGAGGTATCTCTGTTTAACATTCAGCAGCAGAAGCTGCAGGCACAGAGCCAAGTAGGACTGCAGGCAGCAGCTTCCGGCACTATGGGGGCCTCTGTTAAAGACGCCGTAGCCACGGTGAACACTGTAGCCGGGCGGCAAGAGGCTAGCGTACGTGACCAGCAGGCAACTCAGGAAGAGGGCTTCCGTCTAATGACAGATAAGGCCGTGGATAGCGGCCTGGCTAACATGGATATGGAGGACCCGTACGACAACATGTTTAACTCGCTGTTGAGTGTCGGGGCATCCGCTGTTGGGCAGTACGTCGGTAACGCTGCGTCATCTTCTGACTCTGGCAGCTCTTCGCCTGGGAGCGGAGCGTCAGCTACGCAGAGCATGGCATCCTCCTATGACTTATGGGGGAGTAAGGGCAATAGCCCAGTTCACACCTGGTAAATTAGGAGGAATACTAAATGCCTGTGATTCAACCCAGTAGACAGGGGCTAAATATCGGTGGCGTGCAACTGCAATCCAACGATGTTAGCTTGCCGTCAACGGTAAGTGAAGTATCTGTTGATACCTCCAAAGCAAAACGCCTAGCCGCCCTGTCTGGATTCGTGCAGGACTTCGGTGTAGGTTTCGACGAGGCAGTAAAAGAAAATGCCGCAGCCGCCACCGTGCGCGGCGCTATGGATGCTCAGGGCGCAGTAGATGCAATGGCCTCCAAGGACGAGGCTGTACAGAAGCAAAACATCTTCGTGCGCGAAGCCTACCAGGACGGCTACGTATCCGCCGCCGCGTACGACACTCTAGCCAAGTGGCGCACAGATAGCATCGCCCGGGCTAAGAAAGCTGCAGAGGCAGGGCTGACTGACGAGGAATTCCAGCAGCAGGAGCAAGAGCACGTACAGTCAATGTCAGACAAGCTCGGGATGTATCTCCCGGATATGTCCAAGCAGTCTGCTACGAGTATACTGCAGCAGCTCCGCGCTACCAGTATGGCTAACTATACAGCCTTCCAGAAAGGACGTGCTGCGTTCGCCCTGGCCCAGGCTGACCGTGCCCTCGACCGTGGACTGAGTGCGTCCAGCGATGAGTTCTATCAGCGTCTACAGGCAGGGCAGGGTGCCGCCGCGCAGATGTCCATTAAGACGGGCTTAGACAGTATCCTGGCTGCGGAGCACCTGGACAAGAGCAAGAAGCTGGACCGGGCCAAGCAGTATCTGGTCAGCGTAGCGCAGCAGACACAGGACCCGCTGGTAATCAACCAGCTGCAAGAGCTCGCCACAAAGGAACTTGGTGTAAACTCCGTAGACGTTAACGCAGCACTGTATCAGGAGTTCAAGCGCGCCGGTGCTCAGATTGAGACACAGGCCCGTTTCGAAATCTCTGACGCAATCCAGTCTCTCGAAGGTCAGACCCCAGAGCAGCAGGAACAGACTATGCAGCGTATTCGTAGTCGCGTCATTGAGCTGTCGGCATCTGATGTACTTAGCGCCGGGACCAGTATGGAGTTCTGGAACAAAGCCCAGACCATTCGAGAGAAGGCAGCAGACGCCCAAGCATTGCGCACAGCAATTACCGGGAATATGCCAAGCTCCACCCTGGCGGGTATGTTCAAGGGCGACTTAGATAAGGCACGTACTCAGCTGCTCAAGAGCTTTCCGGACACCCCGGAAGGGAACCTGCAGCTGCTGGCATACGGGAGCAACAGCAAGGATGCGTGGGCAGTCAACGAAGCGCACAAGCGCATGTCTTCGGACATGGCGCGTACACTGACTACTCTGGACCAGTTAGGCGAGGACGGCGAAGTTTCCCGTGAGAACGTCAACAGCATCAACTTGTGGGCACAGGCTTATAGCACCAGTACGGACTTAGGTAAGATGGCGCTGCTGTCTGAGGTCCCATCTGAGTGGCGAGGAGTGGTGCAGAAAGCTGTTACGCAAAACCCAAATAATGCCAGCAACACTATCTTGGACGACCTTCGCCGCCAGGCTAGGAATAAGGCGAGTGGGCGCTACAGCAATATCCAAAGTAACCCCACGGATAAGATGGTGGACCCAAGCGGCACGGCTAACTGGTTCAGCTTCTTCGGTGATGCAGACGCCCAGCGCCAGGAAGCACGCGCTGCTATGGAAGAGGAGTACCGTTATGTGTATAACCACAATCCGGAATCCCTTGTAGGGAAGGACGCTGACGACATCAATACGATGCTAAAAGGCAATATCCAATCCCGTAAGCTGGAGCTGGACATTGCCGGGGCACCTAGGCATGTGTATCTGCCAGCTGGCACCTCTGTGCAATCTATCATGGGTGATTATAAGGGCGACCAAGAGCAATTCAAGGCCTCCTTGCAGCAGCATATACAGAACCAGGTTCAGTATATGTCAGACCCCAGCAACATAGAGCGCGTAGTAGTGCAGGCCGCCACCGCGGGCAACGCAGGTCAGAACATGACCGTAACCGTGTTCGACAAGAAGGGCGCCTTCCAGACTATGTCTGTGAACCTTCGAGACGTTCAGGCTACTGCGCAGGCTGCGTATGACTCAGCGCTGGCTGGCGAGATGAAGATTGGTAGCGAACAAGTAGGCGTACGTCCTGCCACCTTCTACGACCATGACAACGGGCGTGCTGTCAGCGTACAGGTCAACGGCCGCAACTCGGTAGGGCTGGAACCGTCCCTGTTTAGTGACATTCTCGCCACCACTATGAAGTTCGAAGGGTTCCGAGAAGGTAAGGGCAAGGGTAGTGTAGGATTCGGTCTGCACGTTAACTCGGGCATGCCCGTCCCACAGAAAGTGACCATTGATGACGGCATCAGTATCCTCAAGTCCTCCCTGGAGAAGCAGTACGTCCCGAACGTGCAGAAGCAACTCAAGGGGCAGGGTTTGAAGGCCTCCGACGAGGCGTTAAAGGTCATGGTGGACCTGAACTATCACGGCGGTAACGGTAGCTCTGGCCCTGTAGCAGAGGCGATGGCACAGGTACGCAAGGCTGCTAAGTCCCCGGTGGGGGCGTATCAGTACCCTATATCTGAGGCCCAGGGTAGGGCTTGGCAAGCGCTGCGGAATACCCCGGCGTACAAGCAGGCCCAACCTGAGCGTAAGAAGTACCTGGAACAAAACCTACGCGATTGGCTCTTTGAAGCAACGCACTAACTAGAGGCCCTTCGGGGCCTCCCCTTATCAAAATTCTTTTAGGAGATATTATGGCTCAGTTTCTGAACCAAGAACCGAATCCACAGGAAAAGGATTCTGCTAAGGGCGCAACACTTAAACCTGCGCCTGAGCGCGTAGATTGGAACGATGCCGGGGACAACGGTCTGAACGCACTGGAGCGTGCCTCCTTACTAGCACAGGCCAAGACCCCAGCTACTACAGCCGCAGAGAGCTTTGCATCGGGTATTGGTAACAGCATCATCGCTGCCGCTATCCGTAAGGCCTCTGCTCCGGCATTTGACCGAGACCCGAACTTTAATGCTAAGCAGACCCTGAGTAGCGATACTCGGGCTAAGCTGTATGCTCCGAATCAGGAAGAGATTGAGTACCTGCACGACTCCGTGTCGGTAGAAGATTACAACTACCGCATGCAGCAGATGCTTGAGCAGCGTGACCGTGACCGCTTAATGGCCGACAACACAGTAGCCGGGTTCGCGGGTATGTTAGTAGGCGACTCCCCGTTCATCCTGGCCCCGATGTCTGCCGCCGGTATTGCTGGCCGCGCGGGTTTAGCTGCACGTACCGCTATCCGCGCTGCTGATGTAGGTACTGCATTCTATGCACAGGACCAACTGGGCCAGTCCGCCGCGGTAACTGCACTGATAGCGGGTGTAGCTGGGTTAGACCAGCTCTGGGATATGTCTAGGGCTGCTAAAGCTGCTGCTAAGGCTCGTACTGGGCGTGAGCCTATGTTCGACCCAGAAGCGCCTACAACTCGTACAGCTAGGGATGCTAATGTTACCGGAGTAGGAGAGGGAGAGGAAATCCTCACTAAGGCACTGGATGAAAGCATCCAAGTGTCGAGAAACAATACCGCCTCCGTGAACATGAAAGCACAGCACGTAGTTCAGTTCTTGAAGAAGTCTGAGCACTTGACAGCAGGACAGAAGGCTATTCTGGACACGCTGGGCGATGCTGTAAATGACATTGATTTTAAACTGGTAGCAGGCTCCGCAAACCGTAGCCGCTACACTTACGCACAACAAGATTTAGCTAAGCGTGGAGAGATATCCCTGCGCGCGCCTAAGCAAGCTAACGGCAGCACCTGGACTACAGTCGGTGATGCACTGCGCGCTATGGATGCAGATACAAGCAAGGTGGCCGTGCACGAACTGATTCATGCCGCTACTGCGCGCGCCATTGACAGTAATCCCGAGATTGCTAAACGCCTGGAGGAAGTGCGCGCTGTTATTGCAGCTGACTCCACCTTGACGCCGCGTATGCGGTACTACGCTAGTAGCGTGCACGAGATGTTGGCAGGCTTAGGTGACAGCCCGGAATGGGTTGAGCACCTGGCACGTACGCAGTCTCCCACCGGTAAGAGCATGCTCCGCCAACTGGGTGAGTACATCATGAACGCTCTGGGCATCAAGGCCAAAGGCTCTGCCTTGGAGGATGTACTGGATGCGTATGAGGACGCAGTTAAGTGGACAGCTAAGGATTATGCAGACCAAGCCCAGAGCTTCCGCAGTGAAGCCTTCCAGGACCTGGCGGGCAGCACTACCCTCAACGAGGCTAAGCGTGCCCAAGCTATGCTGGACGGCGCTAAGAAGAAGCTCTCCACTATGTTTGCCCTGTACGATAATATCGCCCAAGGCAACGAAGACTTAGCTAAACTGCTAGTGTCGGATGCGTCCGCAGTAGGCGGCCGTCGTCCGTCAGTGGTAGACTACAAGCGTAACCTCACTTTGGAGATGGATGCTCGCGCCAGCGTAGTGGAAGATGCTATCCTGGGCGCGTTGAAGGATAAGGGTGTAGGTGTGCTCTCACGCTTCTTCCACCGTAGTAATTTCCGCGCTGAGCGGGCTGCGCTGGAAGACCGCCTGAGCAAGTACCTGGATGCCGCTTATAGCGCCGACGTAAACGGTCGCGCTGTTCCGGTGCCGGATGCAGAGATTGCTCCGCTGGTTGATGCTTACCGTCGCTCTGGTTGGGCTAGCAAGTGGCATGATCACATGACCGCTGCTGGCTTGGTGGATGATGGTGCGTTGGTTAAATCCGACTACTACTTCCCGCGCCAGTACAGCTACGACAAGATGCGCCAAGGTATCGCACGGGGTAACACTCTGGATGACTACCGCGCCCTGTTCCGGTCCGCCCTGCGGGACGTGTACCCGAGCATGGAGTCAGAGGTAGTGCAGCGTGTTGCCAAGGAGATGGTTGATGGTATCTACAACGGCCGTGCTGGGCAGTCTGGTCCTATGTGGAAGCAGCTGATTAACGGTATGGGTAACGACGAGGTCGTTATGGCTATGCGTAGCGCTGGTGTAGAAGAGTCTGCAATCCAGAGCTTCCTGGCTGGTAACGTACGAGAATCCGGCAGCACATCCCCTGCGCGGAACCTGCGCCAGCGTACTCGGTTCAACATGGACAAAGAGTACCTGATTAACGGAAAGAGCATGCGCATGCAGGACCTTATGGATACTGATGTAGCCAAGGTTATGCACGGGTACACTAACCGTATGTCTGGGCGTGTAGGCATGGCCTATGCAGGCGTACAGGACCTGGGCCAGCTAGCTAAGATGATTGATGAGTCTAAGCACACACTGGCGGATTCAGCTAAGTGGGAGAAGACCGTCAATGACACCATCGACTTTATCCTTGGTGGGGCACCTGCTGATGCTGGACAGCTTCCGGATTTACTACGTGCAGCTGGGAACATGGCGAACGCCACTATGCTCAAGAACTCCGGCCTGTATCAGCTGACCGATACTGCTTTGGCTATGAAGGAGTTCGGCATGGCCAGAGTGCTGCGTAGTATGCGTGACCAGCCTTGGTTCAAGGAAGGTGCCGTAGCTATCAAGACTCCTGATATGGCTTCTCGTCTAGACACCGTGCTGCGAGGTAATATCCAGAAGGAGATGCGCTTCCGTTGGCTGAATACGTATGCTGACGATAACCTGGACCTGACCCGTCAGGCCTCTTGGTTCAACGTCACTCAGAACGTTGGGCAGGCTGCACGTCACGTCAACGGAATGAGTATGGTGCATCGGCTGCAGGTTAACCTGAACTCCGGTATTGTGGCGGACGAGCTTACGCAGATGTTCAAGGGTAACGCTGAGGCGTTTAAGCGTTTGGAGCGTTTCGGGCTTACCCGTGACGTTGCTGACCGCGCCATCGCTGCTAACAAAGCTAACCCGGGCGCAATGTTCCAGCCGGACCTGCAGATGCAAGTTGAGGTTGTGGGGACGCGTATGATGGACTACCTGGTACAGCAGATTCGTACTGGAGAGACCTCACACTTTGCACAGTTCAACCCTATCGGCAAAGTCATTGTAGGGTACCAGAGCTTCGCACTGGCTGCCACTAACAAGATTCTGCGTAGAGAGCTGAACGATGCTGGGTGGATTGGTGTGGCCCATATCATGGCATACCAGTTCCCATTGATGCTGCTGGCTACTATGGCTAAGCACGGTATGGATGGGAAGGACGTAGACACCCAGAAACTCATCAGTGAGTCCGTACTGGGTATGAGTGCCATCGGTGGGGTATCCTTACTGCAGGATATTTTCCTGGGAGATTCTCCTCGTCACTCATTAGCATCTATGGGTTACGTCACAGGGCTGCTCGGGGCCGTACAGGATCTGGCTACCGGTAATATGGATATAAAGACCTTCACTAAGCAGGTACCGCTAATCCAGGAATTCGCGCCTACGCGAGCTATCATCAATAACTTCGGAGACGATTAATATGGCATTCAGCTGGCAAGAGTCGGTAAAGCCTGCGGGTACTCAGGATATCCAGTGTGATATCGAGTACCTGGATAAGTCCTATATTCACGTTTACTTAGATGGTGTTGAGACTACTGCCTTCACTTGGACCAGCTCCACCAATATTCGTCTGAACTCACCACTGTCCGCAGAGACAGTGGTGCTGCTCATTCGTAAGACAGAGCGGGAGTATCTCTACATTGAGTTTGCTAGTGGTGCCCCATTCATTGAAGGTAATGTAGACACCCAGAATACGCAGTTCCTGCACCTGGCCCAAGAGCTGGTTGAGGGGCGCTCTATCGAGGGATTCTACGGCGACATTAACATGCACCGTTACCGTATCACTAACCTGGGCGACCCAGTAGATGCACGGGACGCTGCGAACAAGCAGTACGTCGATGCCGGGGATGCCCGGCTAGACCAGCGCATTGACGCAGAGCACGCCGCTTGGGTGGCTGCCGTAGACAATGAGGCATCTATCCGTAAGGCTGCAGACGATGCGCTGGATGTTCGCACCACGAACCTGGAGCAGACGTTCTTCGACGCCAACACCAACAGTTTTCAGTGGTGGACGGTGTTGGATACTGATACAGACACAGTAGCCCCTGGGATGTTGTTTACTAAGGCTAAGATTAGACTCAACGGCGTTACCCAAACTGCGGGGTACTCATACTCCATCACCTCCGGCGTAGTTAAGTTTGCCGAGGTTGTGCCTGCGGGCACTTTAGTGGATATGACCATTGGTATTGACACTAGTGTAGATACCTCTGCCCTAGCCTCTATGATGGACCTGCTGGCTGCGGCTGACGGTTATCAGTACATTGGTCAAGCAGCCAACGTAGCAGCATTGCGCATGATTACCGGCGCGGCCGGTCAGCACATCCAGTTGCGAGAATACTCTACCGGCTCCGGGGTTGGTGGTGGTACATTAGTTGGGGTTTCTGGAAGTGTACCTGCGGATGACGGTGTGTATTTCTTCCGGGTAAGTCCTACGTTTGGTTGGCGTCGCGTACTGCGCGGCCCCCTAACTTTAGGCGATGCCGGGGCTGTCGGTGATGCTGTTATTTCTGGCACCACCGTAACAGGCACAGACGATACAGCAGCAGTGCAGCGAGCGTTCAACGCTAGGGTTACTATCCGAGAGAATTCCTCCAGGAACTACAGACTGACGGCTCCAGTAACGATGGCTAACGGCCTGGTTAACTTCGAAGGTGCCGGTATTGGGCGCACCGTGTTTGTGTACGACCACCTTAGCGCCGGAATCACTTTTGGAAGCGAGACTAACAGTACGATCAAGTATCCGGGTAGATTCAGCAAGTGCTCGTGCATTCGCCCAAATTACCTGAATGGGCCGAGTTCGTCTGGTCCCAAGAGCTTTTCCTTCGGAAACTTCTCCCCGCTAGTAGTTGAGGAGGTAGGTGAGGCTAACGCCATCGGGTATGGCATCTTCTGCGTGCTCTGTATTGGGGTTACTCTGACCAAGTGCTACGCTAGGGACCACTTAGGTAGCTTCGATGTACCTAAGTCTGGCTCAGACGGCATCCACTTCTACAAGTGCCAGAACGTGTGGGCCACCCATAACGTAGTTGAAAACGTAGGGGATGATGCGCTGTCTTCCGGTAGCTTCGACCCACTATTCCCCTGCTATAACATTAACTTCCTGCACAACCGCATTAATCGTGTGCACGGGACCTGTAAATTGTACGGGTATGTTGACGGGGCTACGGTGGAGGGAAACCATTATCGGGAAGGTCATGAGGGTGGTGTGTATCTCACAAACGACAACAACTCCCCAGTGGATTCATTTGTACGTAATGTGAACATCCTCAACAACCAGTTCTACAGCATCATTGGCTTTAGCCCCACTAACGTGGTGGCAGGCGGTGTACTGGCACGATTCTGGACGACTAACGGAAACTCTGCAGTGATTGAGAATATCACCATTCGTGGGAACTTATTCTCGGCCTGCGGTGCTGGTGTTGCCGCAGTAAACTGTGATGACGTTAAGCGTTTCCGTAACATCGTTATTGAGGATAACGTATTTGAGAACACGCCGCTTAGCTTAGAGGGTAGTCGCCCATTCCTCCTGCTACAGCAGGTGGATGAGGTGGCTTCGGTGTGTCGTAACGTGTTCCGAAACGCGCACTCCGGTGCTATTCGTATTGACCACGTCTACGGAGGGTACACCGCCTCTTGGATTAATGCGCGCCTAGTTATCCGTGATAACATCATTGATAACTACGGACTGGCTCCGAGCCTTGGTTTAATGCAAAACGGTATCTTGGTACGGCCGTCGTCCTACGATTTAACTGTCATTATGACCGGTAATATCGTCATGGGTCAGCGTGTATCTGATACCCTGGCCAGTACTCAAGGCATCCTTGTTAACATGGTTAACCCTCAATCCTTTATTGAGGCTAACCAGTCGGATAACAACATCGCCATCGCCGCTGGTAGTGGGGCGTATAAGGGTACCAGTAAGACTATCGGCTCAGCACCCAGTGTCGGCACACACTACGCGGGCAGTCAGCTCACTGATGTTAACCACAGTATACGCTATACGTGCCGGTTGTCAGGTACATTCGGAACTCTGACTGGTATTACCGGTACAACCACGGCAGGCAGTAAGACTGTCACGTTAAATGATGCTGGCTCAGTATACATAGGCAGCGTCATTACCATCGCGGGTGTATCTGGAAGTAAGCGCGTGCTCAGTAAGAACGGAAACGTAATCTTAATTGATTCTGCAGCCGAGGCTACTGTAACAGATGCAGCAGTGAACTTCTATGCACCTACTTTTATCACGGAGGCTATGAGCTAATATGGCAGGGGCGGCTAAACGAAGTCGCCTCTCGGAGCTGCACCGCATGTTCACTGAGGCTTTGATTGAAGAAATCAAGCAGTCTAAGGAAGATGAGGTGCCACTCCCCGCCGCAGATAAATCAGTTATCGCTAAGTTCTTGAAGGACAATGACATTACCGCGGATGCAGATTCCGAGGAGATGCAGGACCTTCGTGACGAATTCGATGACGAACTAGCGGCGCGTAGAGAGGCGCGTAAGAAAGAGATTTTAAACAAGATTAGTGGTTCAGACTCTGAGGACTTACTAGAAGGAATTGTCTAATGGTATCGGTGAAGACTGCGCGAAGACTGCGCATGCTCAACCAGAAACTTACTGGTTATAGTGTGAATCCGCGCAGTATTCCCAAAGAGGAGCGCGAGGACATCGCTATGATGATGGCCGCAGCGCTAAGCGATTTCCGGGAATTTGCGTACATCGGTATGCGGTTCCTGGGTTTTACGCTCACGGACATGCAGGCTGACATTGCAGAGTACATGCAGAAGGGCCCCAGGAAGCGCATGGTGGCTGCGCAGCGTGGTGAGGCTAAGTCTACACTAGCTGCACTGTACGCCGTCTGGAGGCTCATCCAGGACCAATCCTGCCGTATCCTGATTGTATCCGGTGCAGAGAAGCAGGCGTCCGACGTAGCGAACTTAATCATTCGTATGATTGAGACGTGGCCGCTACTGTGTTATTTGAAGGCTGACCCTACTCGTGGGGACCGTACTTCCTTCGAAGGTTATGACGTACACTGCGACCTCAAGCCGCTGGAGAAATCCGCCAGTGTGGCCTGTGTAGGTATCACTGCATCCCTGCAGGGTAAGCGCGCGGACTTGCTGATTCCGGACGATATCGAGACCACCAAGAACGGCTTAACGCAAACCCAGCGTGAGCAGCTGCTGATGATTTCTAAAGACTTCGCAGCTATCTGCACACACGGGGATACACTATACCTGGGTACACCGCAGACCAAGGACAGTATCTATAAAACCCTGCCGGGACGTGGCTTCGAGGTACGCGTGTGGCCTGGGCGCATTCCGTCTGTTGAAATGGAAGAGCGATATGGAAGTACACTTGCTCCTTATATCCTGGAGCTTATTGAGCGCGGCTATAAACGCACCGGCTTCGGTGTCGACGGGACGCTAGGGGAGAGCACGGACCCCGGGCGCTATGACGAGGATGCGCTGATTGAGAAGGAGCTGGACTTTGGTCCGGAAGGCTTCCAGCTGCAGTACATGCTCGACACCACCCTGTCCGACCAAATGCGTACGCGTATCAAGCTTTCGGATATGCTGGTTTACTCCGGCAGCCAGGATTCATCCCCGGAGACGTTCTCCTACATCGCGGACCGCCGGTACCTGTACCAGCACGAGCATGAGGGGATTATGGGTCAGCAGATGTACTTCCCGGCATTCTACGGGGACATGCATCTGCCGTACCAGCATAAGGTGTTGGTGGTGGACCCGGCCGGTTGTGGTGGGGATGAAGTGTCTTACGCTGCTGGCGGTGCTGCGAACTCGTACATTCACCTATTCTCCGTAGGCGGCTTCCAAGGGGGTATCAGCGAAGAGAACATTGATAAACTGATTGACCTGTGCGTAGAGTTAGACATCCCGGATATGGTGGTGGAGAGCAACATGGGGCACGGTACCGTGTCTATGCTTATCCTGAACCGGCTGCGGGAGCGACGTCTAGCCGGTATCGGCGTAAGGGACCTGAATAACTCCACGCAGAAAGAACGTCGTATCATCGACACAATCAGCCCAGTTACTCGGCGTCACCGCCTGGTAGTGCATGAGCGTGCTATTCATGACGATATCAGCACTTGTATGGCTTACTCTCGCGACAGACGTTGGCTGTACTCTGCGTTCGCGCAGTTGTCCGGTATCACGTACGACCGCGGTAGCCTGGCGAAGGATGACCGAGCAGACGCAATCGCCATGATGGTGGCTACGCTGAACGGGCATCTGGTGGAAGACGAGAAAGTAGTGGCTGAGCGTGAGTCTGAGAAGATGGCTCGGGCCTTCATTGAGAACCCGCTGGATTGGGCACAGGGCAAAGTGTCTAAGGGCCTTCGGGGTGTATCTGCTCGGCTGCAGAACCGCGGCAGAGGTAAACAACATAGAGGAAGAAGATAATGGCATCAATCATCGCAGCTAAAACTGCGGACGTCCAGTACGCCATTGTAGGCACGTGCCAGAACCTGGAGAAGCAGGTGCAGCCGGACTACAACGTAGGCTTCGTAGGTACGACTGCCCTGACTAAGCTGAACACGTTCTTCACGTACATGCAGTCCCAAGGTTATACGGCTACCCGTGCCGGTACAGCCTTTAAGGATGATGGTACGCTGCAGGCGCGCCTGTTCAGCATGCTCTCGCAGCTCTCTAAGACCGGCTACGTTGCCCTTACAGGTACAGGTATGCCGCTCGGTGAGGGTTCTGGTACAGCGTTTGATGATTCGTTCACCGCACTGCAGAGTGCGTTCGTAGCCGCCACTGACGCGGCAGAATAAGGAGAGTACACATGGCAATTGCAAAAGCAACCCCAGCGCAACAGCAGGAGCTGCTGCGTCAGCTGAACATTCTCGGTAAGGACCTGTATGCTATCCTTACGCAACCGCAGAACGTAGCCCAGACGGGTGCTGCCTTCGATACCAAGATTGCTGCGCTTGAAGCCGCGGTAGCCGCAGTAAAGGCTGCTAGCTAATGCGTAAACTGGTCGCTGGGTTACTGCTCGCGGTTACTCTGACTGGTTGCTCGGCGACCTCTGCACTCACCGGCTTAGTTGGTTCTAAGCCGGATGTGTCTGCTCAGGTTGGTGCCGAGAATACCAAGCAAACCGTTGGCTTGAATAACAAGGTGGACTCCAGCACCACCAACAAAACTGATGTATCAGATTCTAACGTAGGCACTTTGGACACGTCTAGTAAGAAGCAGGTGCAAACTATTAGCACCGGGACAATCCAGGCAGAGCGCCTGCAGGTGGTTAATAATGATAGTTACAGTCTTATCCTCGCCGGATTAGCTGGGGCCAGCATCCCTCTGGTCTTCCTAGTAGTCATTCTGGTGATTCGTAAACTGTTCAGGAAGAAGGGGCAGCAGGATGATTAAAGTAGGGGACATGGTTGGATCTGACCTCGCTACCCGGGCAGGTGCAGCAGTTACCGGCGCTACGGTATCAGGAGGTTGGTTGGCAGAGTTAATGAGCTGGAACTGGAGCACTATCAGCTTCATCACTGCGACTGTGTGCGCGGTGCTAACCCTGGTGTGGAATGCGTATTACAAGCGGCGTACATTCAAGCTCCTAGAGGAGCAGGCACGTAAGGGGACTATTAAATATGAGTTTAAGGACTAAGGTTATTGCGGCCCTCACGGGGGCCACTATGCTCGGTGGTGCTATCACTGGAGTGATTCAGCACAACGAGGGCTTGAGCCTTACCGCCTACAAAGACAGCGCGGGTATCCCGACTATCTGCTACGGTGAGACAAAGGGCGTCAAAATGGGCCAGAGAGCCACGCTGAGCGATTGTCAGAAGCAACTGATACAATCAGCAGGGGAGCATGCAAAAGCTCTTGACGGGCTTCCTATGCAGCTCTCTGACGTGGCCCTGCTAGGTGCCCTGGACTTCACGTACAACGTAGGTGTGGCTGGTTTCAACGGAAGCTCCGTGAAGCGCCACCTCAAAAGCCTTGATTATGCATCGGCCGCGAAGGCTGTACTGGACTGGCGTTATATTAGCAAGTACCAGAAGAATTCCCCAGGGGTTGGGTGGGTGTACAAGGGCAGCAACCGCTGGACCTTTGATTGCTCTCAGTACATCAACGGACAGCGCAACAAAGTGTGCTGGGGTCTGTGGGAGCGTAGGCAATGGCAGAGCAAGGCCATTGGGAACCAGTATAAGAATGTAAACGCAGCCCTGGCTGAATTGAAACGATAGGTGATGATATATGGCACTAGTAGATTTAGTGAGGGCTGGGGGATATTCTATTGAGTACCCGCAATTCTCCAGTATGGCTAAGCTAAAAGCATTCCCACACTCTGAGGACGGGCAACTTGTTAGGCTGTTGTCTTGGCATGAGGGGGTTGGTTTAGGTGGTGGGCTGTTCAAGGTCAGCACCAGCAGCACCGCTACAGGTAACGATGGTACGGTAGTAGTGGCTAGTAATGGGGTGCGGCTGCTTCGAGTAGTAAACGGACCTATCTGGGCAGATATGTTTGGTGCACTGCCGAATTCAGATATAGACAGTATGCCAGCAGTGGCTGCGGCTTATGCGTACGCTGCTTCTGTGAATACGGACCTGTATATCGGTGTGGCGACTTACAAATTCAAGGGTAGCACTCCAATTAATGTAGACCCATCCAGGGCCGGTATTATTGGCTATCAAGGTAAGGTGCGCATTGACTGCTCCGAGTTTACTGGCTCGGTTGTGTTTTCTATAAACAGCAGCTATAGCTATACCCCAGCAGCCTACTACAACAACCTTAGCCCGGCCCTGCAGGGGCTCTATGTGCTTGGTGCTAAAACGTCCGGAGTAGACGGACTACTGGTTGGCAGGGAAACAGTAGGGTCGGACAAGAGCTATAACGGGCAGACAGAGGTTCGTGAGTGCACGTTCGATAAGTTTGACCGCAACATCCGAATGGGGCACAACTCTTGGCGCTTTGTGTTCTACAAAGTAAACAGCCTAAACGCTCTCAGCCCTAACGGGATATTGTATGTACCGGCCGGACTAGATGACTCTGGGGAGATTCTGTCGTTCTACCACTGCCAGTTCTTCGATGGTGCAGGTAGTAATATCCGCTTGTCTTGCTCCTCGTACATTATGGTATTTAATACCTGCTCGTTCCTGAACATCACGTTCTTTGTGGATTCGGCGAGTAGTGCGACAGTAACCTGTAACGGATGCAACTTCGAAAACCCTGGAAGTGCTAGTACCCGTAGAAGTACCCGTAGATACGTGGACATTAGTGCTGGGCACACTAACGTATTCAACATTATCGGGGGCAGTATAGTTACAAACAGCAACCCTGGACAGACTCAGGCGCTGCTGTATGTCTCTACCAACAACCTACTGAACCTTGTAGGTGTAACTGTTCCTTACGGCGGGCACTACCAGCAGGAGCAGGAGCTCGGGTATCACGCATTCATCGGAGGGGCCGGTACAGTCACAACCTCTGGGGTTATGCTGCAGCTACTCAACGGGGCGGGTACGTGTCCTTTGCACTCTAGTCTTAGCACGTTCAGTAACTGGGATTTTGGTTATGGGAACCTGAATGCTTGGACGGTAGATAAGGGGACTGGTACATCCTCTGTGGTAGAGTATCTGGCTAATGCTGGACCTAAAGGTACAGAGGGAGCTATGCGAGTTGCTCCTGTAAGTGTCGGTACCAACGTATCGCAAGTACAGGCAGTAACTAACCCCGGCATGTTCAGTATGTCCTGCATGGTGAACATTGCGACGACCTCCGGTAACGCAGGGCAGATATCTATTGGGTTCTTGGATGCTGCAGGTAACCGCCTGCCTGGTGGGGTCTCGGCTAACCTGGGCACTACCACGGGTTGGAAGGTAATCGGCAAGAACACCTTGAGGGGCAAAGTCCCAATCGGTGCAAAGCAGATTCGTGTGAACATTCAGACCGTGGCCGGTGCAGACGTTAAGTACGCGTACTTGCTGTGCAACGTGGTCAAGTAA